CCTGATTTATAATCTTGTACGGTATATACTTTATCGCTCATCTTTTATTCCTCCAATAATTTAGTGAATGCATCTATCAATTCTCTCGTGACGAAAGGCTGTCCTTTCACCTGGTTGAACTGGCTGATGTTCAATCCGGGCACTTTCATGCGCAAGTAACCTGCAAATTGTCCCAGATTCTGTTCAGCTACCACGATTTTCTTATATTTACGCAACACATCGGCAGTGTTCTTCGGCAGCGGATTGATGTATTGGAAGTGAGCGAAAGCCACTTTCTTTCCATGTTCGCGCATATAGTCCATAGCCAGACGGAGATGTCCGTAAGTACCGCCCCAGCCAACAATCAGCAAGTCTGCGTCCTCGTCACCCAATACTTCGAGTTCGGGGATATAGTCTGCAATCTTATCCACTTTGGCCTGACGCAGATGAACCATCTTATTGTGGTTTTCCGGTTCGGTAGAGATAACGCCTGTTTCGTTGCTCTTTTCAAGACCACCGATGCGGTGCATGAATCCTTCAGTTCCCGGAGTAGCCCAGTAGCGTACGCCTGTTTCCGGATTACGTTGGTAAGGAGTCCAGTTGCCGGCCATATCCGGGGTCACATACGGAGGATTGATGGCAGGATATTCATCCAGGTTAGGAAGTTTCCATGCGGCAGAACCGTTAGCTACGAAAGCATCAGTCAGCAATACAACCGGAGTCATGTGTTCCAAGGCAATCTTGCATGCCATATAAGCGGCGTCGAAACAGTTGGTCGGCGATGTTGCAGCGATTACAGGCATCGGGCTTTCGCCGTTGCGTCCGTAAAGGGCTTGTAATAAGTCGGTCTGTTCTGATTTAGTAGGAAGACCGGTAGACGGACCGCCACGCTGTACATTGACAATCACCAATGGAAGTTCACCGATTACAGCAAGGTTCATCGCCTCACTCTTCAGGCAAACACCGGGGCCGGAAGTCGTAGTCACTGCCAAAGCACCGGCAAAAGCGGCACCAACTGCAGAAGCACAACCTGCGATTTCATCTTCGCACTGTACGGTTTTGACTCCCAATGATTTATGCTTGGCTAATTCGTGCAGAATATCAGTAGCCGGAGTGATAGGATAAGAACCCAGGTAGAGCCCCAGACCTGCTTTTTCAGCTGCGGCAATCAGTCCGTAGGCGGTTGCTTTATTACCGTTGATATCTGTATAAAGTCCTTTTGATTTCGGAGCTTTGCTTTCAATCTTATAAGTAGAGACAGAAGCATGAGTGTTTGCTCCGTAGTTGAAGCCATCGTTCAATACCTTAATATTAGCTTCTGCTATTTCGGGTTTCTTGGCGAATTTCTCGCGCAGCATTTTTTCAGCAGCAGCAAGGTTACGGTTGAACAACCAGCAAACCAATCCAAGTGCAAACATGTTTTTGCAACGGAGAATCGATTTGTTATCCAATCCGGAGTCTTTCAGGCTCTCTTTGCACATGGAAGAGATAGGAACTTCCAATACTTCCTGTTTTATTCCTAATTCTTCAAAGGGATTGTTGGTTTTAAATTGTGCCTTTTCCAAATCTCTGGCTTCGAATGAGTCGGAGTCGGTGATGATAAGTCCTTGCGGTTTACAGAATTTGATTTGTGTTTTCAGTGCGGAAGGGTTCATAGCCACCAATACGTGACAACGGTCTCCGGGAGTGTAAACTTGTCCGGCGCCGATGTGGACCTGGAAACCGGAAACACCGGTTAGCGAACCTTGCGGGGCGCGGATGTCTGCCGGATAGTCAGGGAATGTACAGATGTCATTTCCCACTGTAGCCGACACGTTCGAGAAGATGTTGCCGGCTAGCTGCATACCATCGCCGGAGTCGCCGGAGAAACGTACTACTACTTCCTCCAATTCTTTAACCATCATTTCGTCTGCCATAACTTTAATTACTATATTTAATTTAAAAACTGATTTTACTTTCAATTTGTGAGCGCAAAGGTCGGAAAGTTAATCGAATTATCAAAATAAATCCTACTTTATTGTCCTATTGACGCCAATTATTTGAAATATCTGAAAGGAACCTGCATTTTTATTCTTGTTAAATCGACAGAAACCGTTATCTTTGCAAGCAAATTTGAAGCGGCCTTGTAGTTCAACGGATAGAATAGAAGTTTCCTAAACGTATGTTCTTCCAAACAATGGCAAAGGTAGTAAAATTTAGATTTATAGTAAATAAGAAAAGGAAGTTATAACGATAACTATTACATAAGGCTCTGTAGTTCAACGGATAGAACAAGAATTTCCTAAATTTTAGATAGGGGTTCGATTCCCCTCGGAGCTACTTTTCAAGTCCATTCCATTACGGGGTGGACTTCTTTTTTTACAGCATTTACAGCAAAAAAGAGGTATATTTGCGGATAAAAGTTCTACTATAGTTCTACAAAGATTATGGCTACATTCAAAGCAGAGGTGTACGCTCACCAAAAAAGGGCTGACGGCACATATAATATAAAGATAAGGGTTATACACCAAAAGAGGAAAAAGTACATCCCGACCACTTACTACGTGACAAAGGATGATTTGACACGCACGACTTTCAAATTGAAAAACCAAAAGTACATAGATGCCACCGATGATATGATAAAGAAATACCGTTCCATTTGTGACCGTATGGGGGAACGGCTTAAATCCATGACCGTTGAGCAGGTGGTAGATGCAATCACTAACGACAATGGGGAACACTTCGATTTGGATATAGTGGCTTATGCCCGTCAATACATATTGCACTTAAAGGAAACCGGGCATACAGGCAATGCGCTTTCTTACCAAGTAGCTATTAACAACCTTGTACGCTTTGTTGGCAGGGATAGCGTGAGCATAAAAGAAATAACGGTTAAGTTTATCAATGATTGGATAAAGTGGATAAAGGAGAATCCGGCACGTTCCAAACCCGAAGCCAATCACGGAGAAAGAGCACAGAGCCTATATATATCCCAGCTAAGAGCCATACACAACCGAGCAAAGAAAGAGTTTAACGATGAGGATGCCGGGCTGATACGCATTCCCTATTCTCCTTTTAAGAGGGTGGAAATTCCCAAAGTTCCAGTTACAAGAAAAAGGGCTATTTCTACGGATTTACTTCGTAAATTTTCGGAGCTGCCTTATTCTTTGATTATGCAACCGGGGACAAACAGGTACAATCTCGCAAAGGATGTCTTTCTTTTGAGTTTCTGCCTAATCGGAATGAATGCGGTAGATTTGTACACTTGTACGGATTTGAAGAAAGGACGAATTACATACCAACGGACAAAAACCAAGAATCGGAGAGCCGACAAAGCGGAAATATCTGTGAGGATAGAGCCGGAACTAAAAGCCCTTATGAAAAAATATAAAGACCATACGGGGCAAAGGGTCTTTAATTTCTACAAGCTGTATTCAAGTGTGGATAGCTTTACGGCTGCAATTAACAAGGGTTTGAAAAAGATTGGTGATGATTTGGGAATAGATGATTTGGAGTTTTACGCAGCCCGCCATACATGGGCAACCATTGCAAGCAATGAAGCCGGAGTAGATAAATACACCGTTCACACAGCCCTTAACCACGTGGACGAAAATATGAGAGTGACAGATATTTATATTGCGAAATCGTGGGACAGCATAGATGCTGCCAACCGTAAGGTATTGGATTATGTCAAGCTATCTTTGGATGATGTAACAGAAAAGAAGTATATACCCAAAAATAAGCGTGTTTTGCCTAAGCAAAATTTGTAAGCTGTTATAGTTCAGCGATTTACAAGCCTATTTTTGCTTAGGCAAAATTTTAATAGGTGTTTATCTATCCTCTAAACCTGTATTATCTCTGATAATCAGATAGTTGTAGATTTTGCCTAAGCAAATTGCCTAAGCAAAATGATTTTGCCTAAGCAAAAATTATAATATTCTGATAATCAAATAAATAGTTGTTTTTAAGCCTAAAAATAGCGTTTTGCCTAAGCAAAATTTACAAATGATTGAAATACAGTGTGTTATAAGCGTTATTTTGCCTAAGCAAAAATATAGCCTTTTTGCGTTTGCCTAAGCAAAATTTGTAAGCTGTTGTAGTTCAGCGATTTACAAGCCTATTTTTGCTTAGGCAAAATTTTACGCAAGTTATAAGGGATAATATATATACTATATATAATATTATATAGTTAATTAAGAATAAATATATGAAATAGGGGTGTGGGGGAAGAACAAAAAAAGGCACTTATGGAAGTGCCGTAATTTTCTTTGGTAGATTCTATTTTGTTTCTACGCTAATTATGTCCGATATATCTTTGTTGAAATGATAAGTGCAATTAGTAATCGCATATCCCCCATAGGAGTTTTTGGCTCTATATCTATGGGAAATCTCCCAAGCTAAAGTATCGTATGGATTTATATCATTACTTTCAAACATAGCCTTGATTTGTTCTAATTTTGAGTTAATGCTATCTGTTGGAAACTCTCCATCCGTTGCTCTTTTAACAGTTTCCACTAATGCTTTAGACATAGGTGTGACTATTCCTATTTTACCCATATCTATACACTCATAACTATCAGGGTCTTTTAAATTGTTCTCCAAATACCTGTTTATTAGTTTCTCAGCTTTGCATTGCGGATTGTCGCCATTGCATCCTGTTATCAAAGCTATCAGGCAAAGCATTAGCAAAGTTCTCATAAGTGTGTATTTAACGGTTGTACTTAGCAAGCTACTGTAATACACACGAAAGCGTGGGATTACTCCGAGGATTAAGAGGTACGACCAAGCACCTAACAGCCCATACAAGAGTAATGCCCACGCAAAGCGCAGGCATTAGCAAATTGTCTGAGGGCTGTTTCTGAAATTTGGTCGTTTTCTTAATCCCTACAACAATAGCCAATGCTATTTAGTGATATTTTAATTCAGCAGCAAATATAGTGTATTATTTGTTATAAAAATAGTCTTGCAGTGTTATATTTATAATGACGTATCAAAAATATATAGGTTTTTGTTTCCAAATAAGCGGGGATTTTGTACCTTTGTAGAAAATAGTAGTTTATATGGGTAATTGGAGCGTACAACAAGAAGCTAAGAAAGAAGTCAAGGAGAAAGATAAAGTGAGGCGTGAAAAACTTGCTGGATTCTTTTTTAACTTGGCGCAACTCACATTTGCGGGTTTGGTTCTTGGTGGAATAACTCCGATATATGCCAATGTGGAAGCTGGTATAAACTGGTATGTTTTGACAGCAGGGAGTGTTTGGACTATAATGCTTGCTAAAGTAGGAAATACAATTTTAAAATAATAGATATGGAAATGTTAGGAGCTATCTTTACCGTTGGAATAGTTGTGACGGGTGCATTTATGATTTGGCTAAGAACAAAATCTGGCAAGAAATGGCTTGCTAATTTGTGATATGGAATATTTGTAAGAAATAGCCCCATGCAGACTAATAATGTTTGCATGGGGCTATTTTTGTTCTTCAAACATTCTTCCAAATCCAGTAAGCAGCCATTTGGCACTTACTCCATAATCCTTAACCATAGGATGTAACCAAGATAATTGAAACCATCCACGCTCCAAGTCTTTTCTTTGCGCAATGAAATTTCTTCTATCTATGTTGTTGAGCCTACAGTATGTATTTACTCCTCTTATTTTCTTCATGGCTATAATGGCATCCAGCGCACTATAGAATCTTTCCATTATTTGCTTGCTTATGACGGTATTCATTGCGATATATGGCTCTTCAAATTCTCTATATCGGATTTTAGCAACTCCAATTCACTTGTAGGCTCATTGGTGATTATAGCCGTGGTGATAGCGTTGGATATTTCCCTTTGCGCATCTAATACCCTATCAGGGTTTACCCGGTTAATTAAAAGGGCTTCTTTGTAGAGGTCTATAACCATTCTGTAATACTTTTCCATATCAATACTTTCTATGCTTTAAACCAAACACTATACGGCATTGGCACATCCGGCAGGATTCTCCATTTGGGCACTTCCCTTTTTAAGTTCCTCTATTTCGTTTTGCAATCTGCCTATCAATCTATTCAACCGTTCTATTTCCTTATCTTTTTCTACTAATATTCCATAAGGTGCAATCAGTTTGTCATTCATCATCTTTACGACTTGTCTTGAAAAAGCGTCAGCACCAGCAAACATGAAATCCTCGGGAGTGACTTCTTTTAATACCGTATTTTGCTTTGGTGATATATCCGAATAATATCTTGAAATATCACCGAATTTAGACTGCAATATATCCAATTTCTCTTTTGAAATTGGTTTTATTCCGTTTTCTATATTTGAAATATAGTTCTGTTTGCACATTAACAGCTCTGCTAACTCCTTTTGAGTAAGTTTTCTATCAATTCTAAATCGCTTTAAATCAAATCGTTGCATATAAATGAAATATTTTAATAGAAAAATATATCCAAAAAATTTTGTTATATTCGGATATATAGCCTATATTTGTTGCGTAATTAAATAAATGACATTACAAATATAACCAAAAAGCGTGTTTGTAGAACATATAAATTGGAGAAAATGAAAAAAGTAACCCAAAAAGACTATCAGTCTTTTATTCAGATTTACAAAGGATTGCCCGAAAGGAGTGCCGTAAAAGCTCCAAAGACTGAGTTTGTGGAGGAAATAGCGGCTTTGTGTATGTGTAGTACCAAGACGGTGCGAATGTGGATTCATGGCGTACAAAAGCCGGATGCCCTCAAGCAAAAGATGATTAGTGACAAACTGGGCGTTCCAGCCAATATTTTATTTCCTGTTACAGAATGAAAGCTATAGAGTTCTACACAACCCCGGAGGGTGAAGTTACTATGCGCCCTATCGGAGAAGCCGAAAGGCAGTTGAAAGAAACTGATACCGACTTTATCCAAGCTTTCTTGGCTATACTGAGGGAGTTTTATCCCGAAGCATACGATGCGCTTATGGATATATACTCTAAAAATTCAAACAACAAGAGGTATCGGGATTTCATAGCGGTTCGTAGATTCATTAAATGCAACTTCGGTCTGTATGACAACATGATTGATGTAGATGAGAATTGGAACTTTAATTTTGAGTTTGTAGGTTGTCCCTTACGTGGAGAATGCAAACATGATAAAGTTATTTGCGCTCCTAAATTCAACTCTAAGTTGTCCGATAGGCAAATAGAAGTTATGCGAATGCTCTATGATGGGAAAAACGATTCAGAAATAGCCGAAAAGCTGTTTATCTCTTTAAATACCGTGAATAACCATAGAAAAAACAGTTTCCGAAAGGTTGGCGTACATTCAATGGCTGAATTTATGCGGTATGCTATGACCAACAATCTTTTTAAATAATAAATGCAACACCGATGAAAGGAGAAACTTTAGCAAACCTTATCCAATGTGGCGTTACGCTACTTCTTGGCATTATTGCCCTTGCTGGGGCATTGTTTTGTAATGCCTCATTCCACTTCATTACCGCTATGGCTTGTTTTTGGCTGGCATGGGTTTTCTATACCGACAATGAGTATGGGATAGTAAGTGTTAGAGAATATTTTAAGAACCGCTACAAAAAGGACTGACCTATGACAATTCAGATGGAACTATACGAGTTAAAGAACCTCTGTATGGAAATGGCTTCTTTGGGTGCTGCCAACTATGTAAAACAGACTACCCCGGCAAAAGACCTCATTTCACAACGTGAAGCATACAGACTGTTTCAAGAGTGCCGGGTAAAACGCTGGCAGAAAGACGGCATGGTTTCCACTATCCGGGGCGGTAGCTCTATACATTCCAAAGTGTTGTATTCACGTGCCGAACTTTTGGCGGTAGATAAATCAGAAAAAATCAATTCTATAATTAACAAGTGATATGCGTACAATCAAATTAAAATCATTATCCCTTATCAACTTTAAGGGTGTCAGAAGCCTAAATATCGGTTTCTCCGATGCGGAAACGCTGGTTGCCGGAGATAACGGTACAGGAAAAACAACAGTGTTTGATTCGTTCCTTTGGTTGCTCTTTGGTAAAGACAGTACAGGACGCTCGGACAGTAATTTCAACATTAAGACGTTGGATGCGGACGGAAAGCCTATTTTGCATCTTGAACACTCCGTTACTGGTGTACTATCAGTGGATGGCAAAACGGTAACACTGCAACGCTGCTATGTGGAAAACTGGGTCAAGCCACGTGGAACTACGGAAGAAAGCCTAAAGAATCATGCAACAGAGTTCTATTTGAACGGTGTTAAGTTGGCTACCAAAAAGGAGTATGATAGTGAAGTAGCTGCCATCATCCCGGAAGATGTTTTCCGAATGATAACCAACCCTTTCTACTTTACATCAATGAAGCCGGAAGCGCAAAAAGAAATCCTTTTGGATATGGTAGGAACGCTTACCGACCAAGACGTAGCGCAGACCAAGCCCGAATATTTGGAGTTGCTGGCTCAGTTGTCAGGCAGGAGCATCGCCCAATACGCTAAAGAGGTAGCCGCCAAGAAAAAGGCTTGCAAAGATGAATTGTCAGTTATTCCCTCTCAGATAGAAACGGCTCGTAAACTTATGCCGGAGGAAGAGGATTGGGTAGCCATTGATAGTGAGATTGAGAATAAAAATGCCCGTATTCAGCAGATAGAGGAACAAATTGCCGACAAATCAAAGCTGAATGAGCAGGAATATCAACGTAAGGCTTCTATCCAAAAGCAAATAGGTGAAAAACGCCTACAACTCAATAGCAGAATGAATGAAATCGCTACAGAAGCTAACAAAGGGCGCAATGAGGCATCTTTGAAGCTGAATGAATTGGAATATTCGTTGCGTACTGAAAAAGCCTCTTTAGACAGAAAAAGGCAATCGGTTGCGGCTATGGATATTGAGATAGAAAAAC